TTCCAGTTGTTGTTTGTCCTGTGCAATTATAACAAACTAATCCATTAAATGCTATGGATGTATTTGAAAAAGCAAAACAATCATAAGCAGATGCACCTGATTGTCCTGCAAATGCTGTTCCTGTTGATGATATACCTGTACAATTTCTTATAACATCTGAAGGATAATTGCAAAATATTCCTATTCCAGAATTAGTTTTTATATAACAATTTTCATAAGAACAACCGCCTGTAATATTAGGTGTTGCTATACATCCACCCGTTCCTGTGTTTTCTATTCTACTATTTTTTATGTTGCTAACTGCAAAAGCAGTGCCAAATAAAGGTCCTGATGAATTACCAATTACATCTACTCCATCAAATGACCACCCGTAAACTCCAAACCCTGTTGTTGTTGTTATTGAAGCAGTGCCTGTTGTTGTAGTATAAATTATATATACTGAATTAAATTTGAAATTTATAGATGTAGTAAATGCAGTTCCATCTCCTGAAAATATTACTCCTGTTGAAGTTGCTGTATTTGCTCTTTTTATTGTTAAATTGTTAAAGTAATATGTAAAAGTTCCTGCCCCAGCTGAGGTTGCAAATACATCTCCTGTATTTCCAGAGTATGTGTATGTATGACCGTTACCTTGAATTATAACATCAGGTTTAATAGTGACAACACTTGTTGCTGTTACATCTGCAAACATTTCAATTGTTTGACCTGCTGTTGCAGCAGCCATAGCTAATGTTAATGTAGCATAGTAAGTATAAACTCCACTAGCATTTGATATACCCCAAACACCAGAAGATCCTGTTACATTTACAGTAACATTATTACCAGAAGTTGTAGCTGTTACACCTGTTCCTGTAAAGTCAATTTGTGCTACATCAGATGTAAGTGTAGAACCTTCATCCAGTACTTTAATTGATTTTCCTATATTAATTCCTGTACTCATTATTAATATGTTTTATTTATCTACTTATTTCTTCCCAATCTACTGAAGCATAAGCTCCTAAAGTTCCTCCTGTAGCATCAATAGCCATTTCAATTACTATTTCAAATGCTACTCCTGTAAAAGTATTTCTTTCTAGTTGAGCTGCAAATAAAGCTTCTTTTAGTATATCCATACTTGGAGAACCTTGATTGGATGAATTTATATATCCTTGTGCTAATACTCTACCACCTGTAGTTGATGTACCTGTAAGATTATATTCTACTGAGGAATCAGCTGAAGCAGGAGTCCAAGCCCCTCCCGTTATTGCAGTCCCATTTAAAACTCTCCATGCATAGTTTTTACCATTACCTAATCCTAACAAAGATACAGCAGTAAGAATAACAACAGCATCTAATGTAGTAGCTTTAAGTCTTATTCCTACAATAGGATAAAATGTCCCTGCTACTGCAAAAGTTCTTGGAGTGAGTATTGGAGTACCAATAGCTTGTTGCGCCCCTCTAAGTTCATAACCACCTTCAGATATTGCAGTAGAACAAACTTGTTTTAATGTACTTGGACTAGCTGTTACTCCTGTATTAGTTATCTCATATCTAAGTGGTAATGAAGCTGTAGTAATATAAGTAGATGTAATTAAGTTAGCATGATTAAATCTATGGCATACAATGAAGTTACCATCAATAACAAAACCTAATCTTACAGTACCTTCTCCTAACCACTCAATATCCATGAATAAAATCTGAGCCTTAGTAATATCTAAAGTTATTCCTGATGGACCATTACCATCTAATGGATCAGCATTCCAAGAAGCTTGATTAACTACTGATTCTGTAACTACACCTGTAACTAAACTTCTTTCTACAAAACTTAAAGTAGAATTATTAAGCTGTAAGTAAAGCCCATTATTTGTACCAAAGTAACCTACTCTTTGTCTAAGATTAGTTTGAGCAGGAGCCATTACAAATGTGTTCATTACAAGTAAAGACTTACCTGGTTGATATGACATCACTTTAAATGTTTCCCTAAGAACTTGTGAACCACTTGTTGTATTTACATTTAGGTTTACTAAACCTTCATTTGCACTAAACACAGCTGCTCCTCCACTTGCTGTAGATGTAGCCCATAAACCATTATCTCGGTATCTATGTGAAGAATCAAATAGTGTTAATGGATTTGATACTCTTAATCTACCAAATGCATCCCCCAACATTGGGTCATTAGCCAATATTGATTGATTAGATATGCTGGAAGTAGATACTATAGTAGCCATTATGTAAGAGTTATAATTATTAACTCAGCTCCGGCAGTTGTTGTATCATAAGTAATAGCAGCTAATGTATTATTAATGGCTCCGGCATCAAAGTTCAATGTTTCTCCTGTCTTTAAAGTAATACCACCAACAATAGCATTAGCAGTTCCAACACTTGCAAAAGATACTGAATATGCACCAGCAGTTACAGTTCCAGATGTTCCAGTAGGTCTAAGAAAATTAGGAGTTCTTTGAACACCAGTACCACCATCAACCGTAATAGAATTACCTCCATCTTGAATAGCAACTTGACCTGTAGCATTTACATTTAAAGGAACTGGAGAACCAGATGCACCATTTACATAACCATAAATACCTACTTGATCATTAGCTGCATCTAAATTTACTTCTAATGTTACACCTCCTATGATATTTACATCTAAGCCTATATCAGCACCAATTGTGGTACTTGTTAATAAATTACCACCTGCGCAAATAGCTATTGAATCTTCTACACAAGTTAATGGTTGTGCTGTTTGATTAGCTATCTCTTGTAAACCTTGTAATACTCTCCACTGATATGGTAGGTTATTACCTTTATTACCGTAATCTTTTAAATTTCCTATTGACATAATTTTAGTTTTAATAAATTCTTACTCCTCTGCATGTTAAAGCATATAATGCATTATCTACTCTTCCTGCAACAATTAAGTATTGATTTTGTGTCCAATCTATTGTTACTGTTGATGGTGCCACATTGCTTACAGCATTATCAGAATTGCTACTGGCAGATACATTAAAAACATATGTAGATGAACCATCAATATACATTGTTCTAACTATACCCATATACCTTGATGTACTTAGTGAAGTAAATGTAGCTAATAATGTAGCTCCTGATAATGTATTACTAGTGTTTATATAATATGTTGTTGTAGCTATAGTCGGTTGATCTTTAATAAATTGTGCAGAAAAAGATAAACCTTCATTTCCAGAAAAAGTATTTGCTGGAATTAGTATTGATGTCAACTGATCATTTGTAAGACTATTAGTAGTAAACAAACCTGATGATGCAAAACTTGGTGATCCTGATCCAGCTATACCCTGTGGGCCTTGGGGACCTGTTGCGCCTTCTGCTGCTAATAAAGCCCAGTTAGCTGTATCTACAGTTGGATTTAGAGCTGATGGTCCTACACCTGCAGGATTATAACAGAAATAACTAGCTCCTCCAAAAGATACTGAATCATTATCTGCATATATTGTAGCTGCTGACCATAGACCTTGCCATGTAAGACCTGCGGGTCCCACCGGTCCAGGAACGCCTTGAGGTCCAATAGGACCTTGTATACCTGGAGCACCATTGGCTCCTGGAATCCCTGGAGGTCCTTGCGGACCAGTACCATATTGTGCTACAAAGTCTTCTACTGTAATGGCACCAGCAATATACTCATCATCTCTACGTCCATCTTTTAAACCTACGGGTATAAGAGTCTTAGCGGCATCAACAGTAGTAACTTGTCTCCTGCCTTTAATCCAAGAAATAAAGTTTAGAATATCCATGATTATTTATTTTATCCTAATACCCAATTTGCACCATCTGAAAATACAGGTACTATTTAAGTGTGTATAGTTCATAGTAAACATACAAATCACCATCCCAGTTATTAGCACCAGCTAATGTAGGGTTAGCATTATAAAGATTAAACTCTAATCCATTTGCAACTCCTGTAGATATTAAATATGGAATAGCATTATCAGTTATAGTGTTTTTGTAATATACAGAATACTGTAAATATATATTATCTCTGTTTGCTATACTAAGATCTAGATCTGGGTTATTAATTAAGAAACCTACTGAACTACCATAAGCTAACGCAGGGGTTAAAGGAACAGATGAACCCATACCAGTAATATCAATAATACCACGGGGAGTATCTACTGTTACTACATTAGTAGCTGTAATATTTAACTCATAATGCTTAGTGTTACCCGTGCAACCTGATTGCACACAGTTTTTAAGAGGCATAGCATAAGTCTGATACTGATCATCTCTTCTGTTAAATCCTACATTAGCACCTAATGCTACTAGGTCTGTGTTAGGATCAACAGCTTTGGTTTTAATCAGACCTGCTGTTTTTATATATAACCAGTTTAAAATATCCATAATTTATTTTTTACCTTGTTCAACATATTTTTGTTTCTGGTCAGTATATTTAACCAAAATTTTTCCAGAATCTTTACCATATTTTTTTTCTAGATATGCTGTTAAACTATTATTTTTCATAATATATATTTTAATTAAAGAATTCTACTGTTGCTGATATAGGTACAGCTATTGTAAAATCAATTATTACTGTTGCCCCAAAAGCTGTGCCTGCTGTCATTACTAATGTAAACCAATGATCTTCTGGAGCACTAATTGTATTATCATCTGCTATAAAAGTAGATGTTGTTGAAACCAAACTTCCAAAACCATCTTTTACTAAAACAGTTCTTGCCATTGCAGAAGCAACAGTGTCATATACAGTTGTATCTTCTGCAAGAATAACAGAGTCTTCTCTGACTCTTAATAGATCTTGAGAACCTACAACAACACCAATTAATAATGCATAACTTGATAAACCGCCAACTTTAGCTATTCCTTGTATTCTGTATTTTTTATATACATCACCATCAGAGTTAGTAATAGTTCCTCCTATTGCAGACATAGTAGCTTGAACAGCTGGTTCTAATGAACCATCAACAAAAGTTACTGAAGGGTCTCCTACTTGACTAGCAAAGTCAGAAACTTTTATAGCTACAGTTGTATACTTATCATCTCTAGTTTCTGTTCGGATTCCAATAGGAAGCAAAGCATCATCTGGAGCTGAAGTTACTACTCTTTTTTTACCAGCTATCCAAGAAATAAAGTTTAAAATATCCATAATTTACTATTTTATTATACTGCTGCTATACTTATTGTTCCACCATTTGCAACAGATACTCGGTATCTTGTTCCGTCAGGTGAAGCTAGTATTATTCCTTTTGATACTTGCTCAATCTCAATGTCATTGTTTTTAACTACAAAATTTGCAGTAGTATTTGTTGCTAATGCACTACCTATTGTTACTTGACCATTAGCTTGAATAATAAATCTATCAACATTAGCTGTCATAAACTTCATTGCTAGTGCACCTCCTGTTGCTATAAAAAATGAATTAGGAAAGGGGTGAGTGGAATTATTTAAGCCCCAGTTAACAATTGCAGTAGCTGTTTGTAATTGATTTGATATACCACCACCAATGGTTAAGTTAGAAACCCTAAGACCCGGTCCTGTATTAGCATTAACTAATAATCTATAAGATCCTGATGGTGTTGAATTAATACCAACATTACCCATACCATTATGGCTTAATCCTGTAGATGGTGCCCATGAAGCACCTGTCCACCACTGTGTTTGAGTTATTACTGTTCCAGGTGAACTTGAACCAGATGGTCCTTGAGGTCCTTGAATACCTTGAGGTCCTTGGGGTCCTGTAGCTCCTTGAGAAGCTAGCAATGCCCAGTTAGTTAAATCTGAGTTAGGTGGAGTAGCAGATGGTCCTACAGGGTTAATACAAAACCAAGATGCTCCAGCATAACCTACAGCATCATCAACTACATATGTACCTAATGCAGACCATGCGCCTTGCCAGTTTAATCCTGCTGGTCCAACTGGACCGGGTACACCTTGAGGACCTATTGGACCCTGTGCACCTGACGGAATTACTGAAGCTACTTGAGCTGTAAAGTCCTCTACTGATATAGCACCTGTTAAGTACTCATCATCTCTTCTACCATCTTTAAGTGCTACAGGTAAAAGTGATTTACTAGGATCTACAGATGTTACTTGTCTGCGTCCTCTTATCCAAGAAATGAAATTTAAAATATCCATGATTATTGTTTTTATAAATATACACTATAATATACAAAAAATATTTTACATAAAAAAATCCCCAGCTAAAAAACTGAGGATTAAGTTGCTTAACAGGTTAACAAGATTAACGCAAAAGGAGATGACAGGTTGTTAAGCAACAATATATCCGATAAGAAAAGATACCAAAAGCATAATGCCAATTAGACCATTAGCAATTTGTCTACCTTCTACATCATCTTCATAATAGTTCTTCATCTTATTAAGTACAGGTTTATTAAGTGCATTGACAATAAGCCAACAGACTCCTATAACACCTATTAATAATATTACTAAAATAGCTTTCATGTAGACAAATATAGAAAGAATATTTATTTATCCAAACTTTCTATTCTTTTTTGGAGATATACTATAGCTTTTTCTAGATCCTCTTTATACTGTCCCGGATTCTTTTTACCAGCTCTTACTACATATTTAATGACATTGCCTAAATAGAAATCTCTGTCTAATCCCCAAGCTTCAAGTACTTGAAATACTTCATAAGGATTAGATTGTCCACCGTAATATACAGGTCTAGGTCCCGGAGATAATGTTATCACTCTATCAGTAATATCTTTTGCAGGTCCAAAACTGGAAGTAGTAATGCTAGTATTTCTACCAATAACTCCATCTGCCATACCGGGATAAGGAGATACCGGAGTATTATTCTTCTCATTACCCATAACTACCAGATTATAACAACATCACCTTCAGTAAGGAGAAGTTTAATCTCACCATCAATTTCTATTCTCTCAACAGTCTCCATGTTTAGAGCTCCTGTTCTTACATACACTTCATCACCTACAGCTACTTCTTCTACTTTATCTCCTATAGCATATACAGTAAGTTTACTCCAAAGCTTAGCAGCTTCTTGCATCATTGCTTCTTCATCTTTTGCAGACAGTTCAATAACTGACTTCTTTCTCTGTGGCACA